TGAATTATCTACTATGCCACTTAGTATTTTCTTATCTATTCTATCACAATAATCATGTTCATCAACTCGTAATACCATTTGATTTGACCGACTATCCACGTAACGCTTCTTCACAATACTAGTTTCATTTGTAAGTGAATATACAGTCATTTCTAATGATTCAACATTATTCACCACATTTTTAGACATTCCTTCATTTGATTCTGTATGTGATGGAACAAGTACTGGTACTGGTGCCTCAGGACTAATTCTATGTATATCACCGTATATAAACACATCTAAGCATTTATCTCCAATGACTAAAACATTCATATTATTCTATCACATCCATTATTCTGGATTCTTTTGCTGATTTTACTTCAAATGAAAATGGTGAATCTTTTAACCACTCATGTGCTTTGGTTTCTGCGATACTTACTGAATCACATTCTACCAAATAATTCCTACGGACTTTCTTTTCTTTTGATCCGTTTTTTGTTTGTATTTCTTCTATAAAAACTACCTGTACTTCGTAATAACTCATTTTTGTAACTCCTGTTTATTTTATTATATTTAATATATTAATCATTGTTGCCATAAAATTTATTTCTCTATCCACGATGTTTTTTTCTCTAAACTGACCTTCAGCCAGTTCTAATATACATTCCGCGACATGACCACTCGCCCATGAATCCAGTTCATCAAATAGTAATCTGAACATATCAGCAAATTCTGTAACTTGGGTGTCTGCTAATAATTGTCGTATATTCTTAAATGCACTCTTCTTATCTTGTGACTTTAGTATTTCTAATAATTTTAATTTGTAATCATTTTCAACCATACTACGTTTATCAACAGTCAATTTACCATTTATAGATTGCTGTTGGACTGAATTGATTATTCGTCTAATGTCTGGATACCCACTATTAACGTTCAATACTATGTCCTCTACGTTGTATTCTATTTCTTCCTTATCCAATATACCCTTTATATGTACTGCAATTTCTTTTTTGGATGGTGGAATTATCTGAAATGTTTGACATCTACTTTGGATTGGATCAATTATTCGTTCTACATAATTACAGGTTAGAATAAACCGAGAATGTTTACTGAACGTTTCCATTAGATTTCGTAGTGCTGCTTGACCTTGTGGGGTGACGAAATCACAATTATGTGTAAGTGTTTCTGTTTTACCTATTACGAAATTATGATTACCGTCAACTGACAAGTCATACACGTGCTGGGTGTCTTTTAATTTTTTTATAGATTTAATCTTTATCTTGTTCACTATAACCTATTCCCACATACATTTTATTTAATTGTATTTTGTTATTATCAATAAATATTTCTGAATTTATATAATCCATAATATTATTTTCATTTATCCACTTGAATTTATATCCACTCACATCACAATGTTTTATTAAGCTGTCTATTTTTTTTGTTTGTTTTAAGAAAAAACTTCTTGGTTTTATTTCATACAATATCTTTGTATCTTTATCGTAAAAATCACCCATATAAACTCTACCATTATCCGTTTTTTTAGTTCTACATTCCTTACTTTCATATTCTAAATGTTGATTACTATACCAAAAACAAGCTTCCCACGAACTCCTAAACTTTTTAACTTTACCATTAACTTCTATTATAGCATCCCAATGTGTAAATGTATTTGTTATTGGTGGTGTAAATTCACCATTGGAAATCTTTTCTCTCATCAACTTTGAGTTTAATTTTGCATTTCTTTTTATATTAGCCTTACCCTTTTCAGTCTGGTTAAACTCTTTCATCTTTTTAGAATTGTGTTTTCCAAGTTGTGTATAAAATTGTTTAGCTTCATCCGATTGTAACCATTTTTTCTTTGTATGTTGTATCTTTTTAGCAATTTTTATATTATCTCGTTTTCGCATCCATACTCTATTACCGACACACTGATTACAATATTTTCCATTATTTTTTGTATGAAATCTAGAATCACAATGTTCACATTCTTTCAACCTACCTATTTTTTTACATTCATAACATAACAATTGATTCGACGCTTTAGCTACATAATCTTTACCACAACTGTCACAAATCTTATCATAATAATGAACTCCACCAAGGCCATTTCTATTTGCGGCATCTCTTAACTTTTGCCTTGTAGATTTTTTTATACTCATTTAACATCTCCATTGTTCATATATAAATATAACCAACTTGTGTTTTTCGAGTAAAAAAATCTAACTATGGTGATAAAATATGATTATAGTTATCCAACTGATTTGTTTTAACTACAATTGGATTACCATTTTTATCTTCGACGTACCATTTATGATCTTCAGTGCAAACAACTACTTCACCATTTTCAAGTTCAATCTCATACACCTCTTGTTCACCCTTATCCCACAAGTGGAATGGTCTCCACTGCCATTCTTCTTTTTCAACATTCCAAGATTTAACTAAATCATTGTTTTCATCAACATCTTTTATCGGAACTTGAATCTGTTCCCCATTCGATAATACAGTAACTAATGTATTTTCATCCAAACACTCATCAAGTACGACCACCTTTAAATCTTTAAATCCAATAGTTGATACGAATCCTTTTATTTTATTTCTAACAGAATCTACACTATTTTCATCACTCGCATTTATGTAAATATAGTCACATTCAATACTATTTGAGAGTATTTTTGCGAGAGTTGTCTTACCGGTTCCAGCTGGACCAAATAATAGTAAGTGTGGGATGTCTCCACTTTCCAAATAAACCCTTACCTTTTCCTTTAGGTGGTCGTTTCCTATGTAAGTGTCTAATGATATTGGCCTGTATTTCTCAACAAAAAGAGTATGTTCAGAATTTTGTTTGTTTTGTAACATTTAATTTCTTCCAAGTTTTATAATTTTTATTTTCACATCTATTTCCATGTTATCTCTCTATAATAAGTATTATTCATAACATTTTTACAAATAAATTAAATTAATTTACGAAATACCCACGTTGGCTCTCCAAAACTTTTATCATCTTTGTTTTCAAGGGATTTTTCTGTCCATTTACTATCTTCGTAGCCTTTTGCCGTTCCAGCTCCACCAGAATTTGGTCTTTTTGCTAACTGGTAACCTATACACCCCATATATTCACTACCTTCTATTTCAGATAAATAATCGTTCATCGGGTTGCAGATTTCTAACCAACCCTTTTTTGTGACCCCCTTTGTACCTGAATACACATCTGATATATTCACTAATAGATGACCTCCTGGTTTAATACTTGGCCAAATTTTACCGAGGGTGGCCTGTAGGAAATCTCTATTCCAACCTTCTATGTCTTTGTATCTGACCCAACTTTGAGTGTCATCGTAACTGTATCTCTCTACTGAAAAATACGGTGGTGAAGTGAATACCACATCGAAATAGTCATTGAACTGAGTGAAGTCAAAATCTTCTGCTGGTGAGCAATGGAATTCTGACTTTCTCTCGTGTTCAAAATATCCTAAATGTTTTTCGTAGAACTCTGCCTGTTCTTTGTATATAGGATGGTTCTCTTTTCGTGGGTCTAAACCTACATAATGTTTTCCATAGTCACTGGCGTAAAATCCTGCCAATCTATCACCCCAACCAGCACTGAAATCAAGGATGGTTTCTGCCTTAAACATATCGTAGATTGCTTTTGCCACATTTGGTTTAAACTGGGAACAGATATATTTTCGTAGAGCTAACATTACTCGTAACGTTGACTTGTCCATCTTTGGAACTTTGAGTGAGTATGCACTTCCCATTAATGAAGTCATAAACTTTTTACTTTCCCAAGTTCGTTTTGGACCTGGTGATACTGAACCATCTACTGACCATCTGTTTTCAATCTGGAAATAATTACTACAACTATTTCCTACATTTAGTCGTCTAAACATTAACTGCTTTCCATCGTAGTTTAGATTATAACTATACTTGGTGCCCTCTCTTGCATACCACTCACCCTCTACCATTATTTCATTCCACTTCATACCTTTTAGTTTTTGGAAATCTCTATATGCTCTCTTTTCGGTTAAATCAGGATATGGAAGTGGATATGTCATTGCTACCGTGGCAAGACTTTCTTTTACATCTTGTTTTTCAAATGTTTCTTTTATGTATTCCCAATCTTTCTCGTCTATTTTGAGATAGGGCTCCATATTGTAAAATTTGTCAAAGTAATCTATATACATTAAAAGAACTCGTGTTTAATTGTTTGTTTCATTTCATTTTTTATTCTATTGTAATATTCTTGACCATATCGTTGAATGATGGAATCTTTAGATTGTAACCAAATCTGATGAACCACGTTGTCTATTTCGTCATCGAGTATTAATTCTTCTCGTTTGTTG